TTGCGCGGCGCCGCTAACGTTGATGTTGAACGGGTTGCCAGCCGAGGTCGTGAACCATGGCTTGGTGTCGAAATCGAGAACGATCGACATATTGGCGACGAACGGCAATGGGCCGGAGAGGGGGTTGCCGCCGTCCTGGAATGTCAGATTTGTCGGTGCGCTGACCACCAGAAACAGCTTGTAAACCCGGATGATGGCACTTGGCAGGCCCGGAATTATCGCGTCGACAACCGGACCCATAAAGTTGACCGGCGCTTCGATGAGATGGTCGTCATCCTGATTCATGGCGACGTTGAACCGGCTCATGCGTCAGTCGCAAATTCTCGCGCTGCCTGCTTGATGGCGGCAAGGCGCTTATTGGCTTTATGAATGTCGCTGTGGATGGCGGCGTGCTTCTCGGTGGCGGTTGCAATATTACCGTTGAGTTGCGCGAGTTGCGCGTTGTGGGCATCGACTTGCATCCTGAGATCGTCCTGATGCTGCTGCGTAGCGCGCTCGACTTCCTGCGCCGCCTCTCTGGTGGTCCTCTGAGCCTCGCTCTTGGCGCGAGCGATGATGTCGCGGGCTTGGGTCCCGGCATCGATCAGTTCACGCTTGGCCGCCGCCAAGGATTGCTGGGTGGCTTCAAGCCGCCCGTTCAATTCGGTGGCATTCTGTTCCAGCACCCGGATATGAGCCTCGACGCTGCGCTGCTGCGCATCCAGGTCATTGAGCCGCGCGACTTCCTGCTCAATCTCAGCGAAGACCGCCTTGAGCTTGCCGAGGCCCTCATCGAATACCGGATTATTCACCATCGCCTCCCACTTGCCGCTTGGCGATCTCGCGCTGGATGTCTTCGGGCCAAGTGATGTCCATGACCTGCTGGAACTGGCATTGATACCGCGGCGTGCCATCGGGGAGGAGCTCGCCCTCGTCAATCGCCTTTACCAGCACAAGGCGCACCCTGATCACGGCGCCGTTTTCAAGCGTGTATTGCGTCCATGGCTCTTGGTCGGCGACGAAGGTGAGGAACTTGGGAGCGGGCGGCAAGATGCGCTCTCTCAGTGAGGCCGAGGCTGCAGCGGGCGCCTTCGGGCAGATGCCATAGTGATAGCCGTCGCAGACCGGGCAGTGAGGTTCCATCGCCATCAGTATTTCCTCGTCACCGGCTTGCCCATCGGGTCGTCCGCGGTGGCATGCCCTGAACGCGGAATCTGGGGGTCGCCCTTGGGAAGCCCAGAGCCTAGCCCCGCTGAGCGGCCGCTTGTGGCCGAATATGACCCCTTGTGCCAGTCCCGCTCCGTAGGCGATCGCGGGGCCAGCTTGCCCTCGAACTGGGCCGGGCCGGTGCTGGAGGTCTTGCGGTACGGCTCGATGTAGTCGGGAGCCGACGCCGTGGGGGAGCGCTTGATGGCCATTGGGAACTCCTTGAATTGAAGCGGCGGCACCGACCAGGGCTGGACTGGCAGGGAGGCACTATTCCTTGGTGCCGCCGTTCACAACCTTCCGAGCGAGGGCGGAAGGAGCCGTGGAACTTTAATCGCGATGACGTTCCGGCGAGCGGCGCTCGATGTTATTGGAACCGCCAAACTCCTTGCGGCCCTTGTCGGCCGAGCCGTGCTTGTTCATGGCCTCGACGCCGCCGGGGATCTGCCGGCCCTTGCCCTTGGCATCGTTGCCCATGTTGCCCGAGCCTTCGAGCGAGGACACGGCGCGGCCGTTCTCGGTGCCGTAGCTCTGTTCGGTCCAATCGCGCAGCGGGGTCACTTTGCCTTTTTCGCCTCTTGGCATGTCAGTCTCTCCTGTTGGTCTGTGAAAGGAACTCGACGTCGCTTAGGCCTTTCGGGCTTTCGTCTTCCAGATATTCAATGCGCATGGCGAGACTGGCGCATATGCACCCGCCGATGAATAGTGCCGAGAGGAAGCAGTCGAACTGGAACTCGGTCATTTCTCGACCCATTCACCGTTCATGAAAGTGCGGCTCCGCCATTTGCACAAATGCATATCCCACCACGTTTCGCGCGTGCCTTCGGCGGGATGTCCTTTAGCGTTGGCGACAGCTTCTTTAAGCCCTTCGACAATCTTGCTCTTCATGGCTGCTTCCTCGCCTCGAATGCCGCCACCCACGCCTTGAGCATCGGCGAATACGGATCGTGCTGCTGTGCGTCCCGCAAGATGAATAGCGCCTGGTCCGGCTTGTACCACACGTTATCGGCAATGATCAGGCGCGGCGGTCCCATCCGGTAACGATGGTCCAGCGGAAACAAGCGTGAGGCCTGCCACAGCGGCGCCATCGTATTGGTCGCCATGCCGCGGGTGAAATCCCGGTCCGCGGCGAAGCTGAGGGCGGCGTAGCCGATGCCAGCCACGAGCAGCATGACCCGCAAGAGCCGCGAACAGAACGGCCGTGAGCGGCTGATGCAGCGGGAAACCCACAAGCGAAATGCCCCCGATGCAAGCGAGGCCGTAGCGTTCGGCCGGTGCGCCGTAGCGCCACGCCAATGCGATGATGACGCCGCATATTGCAAGGCCGGGGACTCCAAGCTCGAACAGGGTCTCGAGCGCGTCGTTATGTGCATGCGATAGATCGAGCCAGAAGCCTTCCGCGGTCATTCCGGTCGAATAAGCCGAGAACGCCGCATAGAACGAGCCAATGCCGTGACCGAATGGCGTGACGCCGTGGAGCGTATCGTTCCAGATGCTCAGCCGTTGCTGCAGCGAGTTCATGTCGGCGATGCGGTGATAGCGGTGCGCGATCTCGGCCCCGATCAGAAGCGAGAACGATGCGCCGGCCCACCTGTTGCGCTGCCAGATCATGCCGAGGAAACACAAGGCGGCTATGCCTATTGCGGAACGGCAATCGGACATCATGAGGCAGAAGGCCGTGGGCACCGCGAGTGCGTATTCGATGCGGCTACGCTGCGCCACTAGAAGCACGAAGATGACCGCCGCGGTCCAGCCCAGCACATCGGAATTGACGAATAGCCCGGTAGGCGCCGCATTGCCGGGTGCGACCATCGCCACATTCATGCCGCCCAGCTGCATGGTGACCACGGCGAATGAGACGAGCATGCCAGCGCCGAGGCCGCGGTAGAACCATTTGAGGTCGGAGACTTCGGCGGCAATCACGAACGCGCTAGCCATGAATAGCAACTGCATCCAAGCATTGAGCGCGTCGTAGAACACCGTCGACCATGCCAGCGAGGCCGTGGCCCAGAGCAATAGCGCAATGCCCCAGCGATGCGCGGTCGTGATCCGTATTGTCGTGAAGAGCAGAAGCGCCGGGCACATGACCGCAATCAAGGCCCAGCGCGAGATTTCAGCCGCTCCGGTCTGCCCTGGCCAGTACATTGCGGCCAGAGCGAGACCGGAGAAGAACGCTATAGCCTGAACCACGTATTCTTCGCGAGATCGTAGATGAACGCGGCGGCGTAAGCGGCCGTGGTCATATTCTGCGCGGTCGTGCTGGTCAGCGCCGAGAACGTGCTCGGGGCGTTCTTTACCACCGTCAGCAACGAGGCCGCCGTGATCACCAAGGTCGGGGTGATCGGCTGCGATGACGTGATGCGGACGATCTGGCCGTCAAGCGGCGCGGCCGGCAGCGTGATCGTTGCTGCAGACAAGGCGCCGGTCGGGTCGAGGATGACGTTGGTGATGAAGTTCGGGATCGCGAACGAGCCCGTGCCGGCCAACAGCGTGTTCTGCAGAGTGGTATTCGGCACGTACACATAGGCACCCGAGGCTTCCGACGGGATCGGAATCAGGACCGAGGATGGTCCGCCGCCAGTATTGGTCGGGATATCGGCCGGGTTCACCTCGTTGCCGGACAGAGCGCCCGGACCCGCAGGCACCAAGGAATTACAGTTGTTCGGCGTGGCCGGCGTTGTGGTCGGCTGCGTCGTTGAGGTCGGATAGCTCGAATAGCCGGTGCAATAGGCCGCTTCGCCGACGATCGGCAGACCCTGCCACAGCCCGGCAGCCATGAGGCCAGTCGCGATCAGGCCGGCAAACAGCGCACCGACCGCCACGCGCTTCCGAAGGGAAAGACGCTTGAGCATGGTAATTCTCCTGGTTAGGTCGGCTATGCCTGCCGAGGGGTTTCAACGCGCGGCGTGGGGTCTAGGTCGGCTGCGCGCACCGCATCGCGCAGTTTGGTTAAGGCTGTGATCAGCGGCTCGGGAAGGCTGCCGCGATGGTATTCCCATTCGGCGAGAAGCTCACGGACGCGCTGCTCAATCTTCTCGGGGTGAGATCGCTTATCGACTGGCATGGCTTCAATCTCCGTTGGGGAAGAACCGCCGGACCATTCCGGTGGCCGTAGGATTAGTTGTCGCGTTGATATCTCATGATCGCGATCTCATCGTCGGTTGCGATCATGGCCACCAATAGGCATGCACCCGTGAACAATACGGGCAGCGTGATCAGACCGGCGAGGTAAGCCCAGATCATTGGTGCTTGCTCCATGCGCGATGATATGCCTCGACCAAGGCTGGCCCGTTGAGTGCGTAGTCGATCTGATCGCGGGCTTCTTTGGGAAGGCTATCGAACCACGGCCAGAAGGCGGGCGGCGATATGCCGACGGGCTTGGTGGGCGCAGGCTTAGACCGTCGCAGCCAATCTTTGCGTGGAACGCGGGATCGGGTCATAGGCTCGCGCCGTTATTTGGATGCGTGCTTTGCGTGGCGGCAACCTGTCCACTGTCTGATAACGGTCGCCCGGGCCAATGATCGGTGGATAGAGCGGGATTAGGGTGGCGCCCTTCTCCAGTTCTGCGGTAACAACGAATTGGCGAAGATAATCGCATGGTTGCTTTAGCAGGCGATCAATGGCCCTTACCCCTTCAATCGTAATGATATCGCCTGCGGCTAGTCGACCAGAAATTGGATCGACGACAAGAGTTTGTCCGCATTGATTGAGTAGCGCCCGCACCGGCATGATGTTCGCCACGCGCACGATGGCCGGAGCCGCAATGACCGCGCCTAGCGCACCGATGAATCCGCGGCGAGTATGGATCACGCTACACTCCCCAGATCAATAACAGCACGAACATGGTGCCGAGCAGCGCTCCTGCAAAAAGACAGGCAAGAGTCGCCCAGCCGGGCATAGGCTCTTCGTCAAGGTAGATCGGCGGCTGGTTGCGCTCGTTGGTGTAGCGTGGGTAACGGCTCATTTAGTCGCGCGCCAAGTCTATCGCAGCGCACGTATCTCTATCGAATATATCCCCAAACATATTCTCATCAGAGAGGACATAATCCACATGGTACTGATCACCAGGATTATCGAGTGCAAACTTCTCTGCAATCGCAATGCCATCAGCGATGCGTCGTTCTAATGTGGGGATAAATTCTGGCTTGATCCTCCAAGCGCCGTATATCTTACCCTGTAGCTGTTGTAGCCGACGCCCGGTTGTCAGCAGAGGCCCGCATGCGGCATCGCGGCGAATGATAACTCTATCCGACGCAACCTCGTAACAGGCGAGCCACCGACTATCGAGAGACGGCAGAAGAATGCCTCGGATCTTCATAAGATTGTCGGCGTGAGCAACTAGCGGTGCCGCGAGTAGCCCGGTGATGAAGGTTCGGCGAGAGGTAATCACGGCACCAGCCCCAGATCAGCCCGCACCCTATCATTAGCCGCACGCAGGCAGTTCTCGCGGTCGCAAGCTTGGCTCACCATATCGTCGCACATGAAGCAGTATTGGCTTGCCTCTTGGGCATTGCCGACCGTTCCCAAGATTTTCTTGAGACGATCATCTACGAGCTCGCCTATTCCTACTCGCAGGAAGTCTTGCATCAATTCCCGCGTAACTGCGATGCCCTGCAGGTCGATCGCCGACCCAGGTCCGGCCGCGAATAGATGCTCATACCCCGCAGCCAATAGCTTCGCCTCGATCTCGTCGTAGGCGGCTTGGCTCAGTTCGAGAGTGGCGAAAGTACGAGTTGTCCGTGGCATTGGATGCAAGCTTCCTTGAACAGGGCCTCATCATAGCCCGGCAGCATCGCTACTTCAACGAACCCCATGCCGCGAAGCTTAATCGGATCGTTGACACAGAAGTACTCACGGTTGACCTTCGGTGCCCACACACGAGGACGCATCATGCTCACGCGAACATCCTTGTCTTTGCCAGCCCATTCATAGGCCCAATTCTGGAATTGGCGCACGTCCTTGCACAGAACGGCGACACGGATTGCAGGCGTCATATCGACGTCAATCGCTTTGTTGCGCCCTAGATCGCCAAGCCAGCCCATATCGGCACTCCTTGCAGATCTTTGTGAGTTACGCGGGCCATAGCGCGTGACCTAATGCGAGGAACCCAAAGGCGATGTAGGCAATGCCTATCGCGGTCGCAAGTATGTTCGTCAAAACCCGCCCTCAGTCTTTGAGGCGTAATAGCCGATCACACCAATCACGCAAGCGGCCAAGCCAAGTGCGGCGAGGATGCTGAGCAGGCCTACTGCAATCCATGTCAGCATTGCATCGCCTTTCGCGTTCGTCTTCCGGGATCAGCGCGAAGATGCCGAGGTCGTGGGCTTCCGGCGTGGTGAGCGGCATCAGCAGTCCTTGCAGATCGATGGCGGTCGGGCAGTATCCGGGGGAACAGCCGGCACTCGGCTTTGTTCCATCAGCTCGCAGCCCTTCATGCCGCGGCAATTCACTGAGCTAAAGCCCCCTCCCGCCCTGCAGGATGAAGCCGAATACGCCCCATCCGAGCAGGAACAGCAGGAACCACAGGATGATGTTCGAGATATACGGTCCGCGCGTGCCGCCCCATCCCCACCAGCCGACGCCGGCGTTTGAGATGAGCCAGATGATCATGATCGCCCAGAACAGAATACCGATCGGCATGTCAGATCCTCCCGAGCAATACGAGGATGAGGATGATTACGAGCACGAGGCCAAGCCCGCCACCAAGATACGGGCCGCCTCCGTAAAAGTTACCCCCCACACCGCTGAATCCGCCGAGCAGGATCACAATCAGCACGATGAGCAGGATCATTCCCAGCGACATGGCCTAGGCTCCTTCGTCTATCCGCCTGATCTCGGTCTCGAGCAGCGCTTTGAGCAGCGCGCGTTCAGCATCGTCTAGCTTGCTGAACTTGGTGGAGTAGATATCGAGCAGGTCGTTAAGCATCATCTCGAGGTGATAGCGGCGGGCTCTAAGCCCTTTCTCGAAAGTCATTGAGATATTGATTGTAAAGCCGAGTAAGGGCATTAAGCCCGACATGGCGATAGAACGAATCGGTTTCAAGCCATTTCCACCACGACAAGGGCTTCAATGCTGCGATCCCGTCGGCTGGCTCGCCCATAGCGTTATCCTCTCGTCTGGGTCGGCAGTAAAGCCGATACGCGCTTCCTTGCCGTGACAACGCACCCGTATCCAGCGCGTCTTGCCGTCGGATAGCCGCTGCAGGTCCATAACATCCTTGGCGCACTTGGCACAGCGGACCTTGGGGATATAGGCGACGCCCATGTCAGGCATTGCCGCTGGCCCGGATACCGGGAAAGGGTTCGACCTTCTTAACCTCCGCTACCGGCTGAGCCGACGCACCCTGTTGCACGGAGGAAGCTCTCACAGGCAAAGGGGCATTGCTGACCTTGTTGATCGCAGCCTCGGCAGCTGCAAGCGCATTGGCCTGGTCGGCGAAGTGCTGCTTCCATCGGTCCGCGACCTCGGCGCCCTTCTCCTTGAGAGCCTGCGCCTTGATGCTCAAACCACCGAAGTCATCCTCTAGACCTGCAAGCGTCTCATTCACACTGCCGGCGAATTCGTCAATCTTGCCCATGCGGATCAACCTCAGTCTGATGGTTGCGAACTTGATGGAGAGTTCAAGTCCAGAAATCCTTCTTGCACGCGATGGGCGGATCGTGACGCGGCCGTACCGGGCGATCAGCGCATGCGGCGAGAGCGGCAAGGCCCTTTTCGGTAAGTGTCCATGCCCCATGGTGGATCGTGATGTAGCCGTCATGGAATAGCTCGACGAGACGATCGACGTGCTGTTGCGAGTAGTCATTCTTCGTCGTCATCGGCGCGCTCCCGGGCTTTTACGAAACGCACCTCGATCATTGAAGCGTTCTTACTGCCTTCGGCGGTATTGTTCACACCAATTGTGACGTCGCTATCATTCTCGCGCCATCGGAAGATATGCTTGAAGCCGAATTGAATTGCCCAAGGCTCACCGAGATTCAGCCGCTCCATGAATTTGGTGCCGATAAGCGATTTGAGCTTGTACTTTCCGATCTGTAGTTCGCGAGCAAAAGCTTTCTCAAAGGTCTTCTTATCGATCGGCGCATTCGTCCGCGGATTGAGCACCAGCGGGTGCATCTCGTCGTGGGTCATCTTCAACCCAGTCATTGCTTCGACGAATTTGCGCTGTTGCTTGCTAGGCTCAAAAGACGGCATTCTGCCTAGGGTTTTCTTAGGGGATTTTGCCATGCAAGCTAACGCCTGACGGGGATATAGAGCGGAGTGCTCAAGTAAGGTTCACACGCTTTGCTAAATTTCTCCCAGCCCATTCTTTCGATAATACCATCAAACGCTCTGCAGAAATGATCCGTCAGATCTACCCAGTCCTCGCGTGGGCCAAAGCCAAAGCGCTTTCCCTTATTGCGGGCAAGCCAAACAACTCCGTACAATTTCAAAAGCACCGGGCCATTGCCTTTCGCAGTGGCAATATCAAGGGGAGGCATTGGCTTAGCAGGAAAGGCTCCGCCCGGAATCTCGTTCGTCAACTTATCAAGTCCGACAGCGTTGATGTGAGCTTCTTCAAACAGATAAGCTTCGTTCTCGCTAAAGAATTCCTTGACGATCCGGTATCGAATGGATTTGCCAGCCGCTAGGATCTCTCGGATCACTGTGCATTTCCGGCTATCCTTACCCTTCTTAGCTTCTTTCTCATGGCCGTAGAGGCGGTAATTGCGGCCCTTGCCGATATAGAAGACCTCGCCATCGCGGGGGTCTATCAGCTCATAGACATAATATTTATTGCGCGGCGGGAGCTTGGCTCTTGCCTTGTTCGGCATTGCTTGCACCTCGCCCATTCCGCACCAGCCACGCATAATAGACCGCACGCCAGCGGTTATCGAACCGGGGACTGTTCCATGCCCATTTGAGTTCGCGGATGAATACGCGGAGGATCATCGTCTCACCACTGTGCCGTCCATACGCTTTTTGAATCCCGACGCGCGGCTGCCTGGCATGGGGCGCTTGGAGGTGAGGGCGCCGATGCGGCGATCGCGTATCCGTTTCACTTTAGCGATAACGCCCTGGTCATTCGCAGTTTTCGGCTTGTCGCAACAGAACCCGAGGACGTTACAGTTCTCAAGGGAATTGTCGCCGCCGAGCCAATCTGCTATACGATGATCGTAGGTGAATCGGCCGGGCTGGAGCGATGAGCCACAACCTTCGCATCGACCGCCACAGCGATCCCAGGCAAGCCGCCTAATTTTCCTTGTGAATTCAGTGCGTGGGTTCATAAATTTTCCACGCATACCGCAGATGGGGTCGCTCGGTTTTTCGCCGGCCCAGCCATCTGCTGCGGAACCTTGTATGTGATTTGTGTCATTATTGCAATAGGCCCGCTATGGGTGGTATTGGGTGACGAATCTCTTTGTCAACGTGTTGGTGGGCCAGGAATGCAGACATAGCGAGGATCGGAAGCGGTGCCCTTGGCGTTTACCTTCCAGTATTCGCCAGCACTCTGGCATTCGTCGAGAGATCGGAATCCGGGAACGGTCGCCAGCGTTCCATTCCAGAGGATCAAGATTAGGGCCCATGTTGCCATCAGCGGTCACCCGTTAATTGCCCATTCGCACTTGATCACATCACGCCACCTTTGCTCTCGGATACGGCACCCCACGCGCGACCCTAGCATGGGCGCGGCAATAGGGCCTGCCTGCAGCCAAATCAGCATCCGGCGTGCCGCAATAATGGAACTCTGCCGTTTGAGGATCGCCATGAGGCCACCGGCACGTCATATTCGTCAGTCCGTGGAGCGTGCAGGCATGCGCCGGATCGATCTCGGCTATCTGAGGCTCGGGAGGCAGCCCAGCATCGCCTAGGTCGCTCCCTGCGGCAATGGCAAGGATGCGGGTGAGGTTCTTGGCTTTGGTCCCGGTTCCATTGCCCTTCCGGTTCCGCGGCACATGTGGCTGGACAATATCGGTCCTTTTCGCCTTGTTGATACCCATTCGCGCCAGCTTCCCTATGACAGCATTACGGGTAAACGCCGTGCGGAACTCTCGGTTCAATACTCGGGCTATTTCAGAGCAGCTCTTCTGATCGGCAAGTTCGCGAAGACGGACCATAGCCAATTCTGACCAAGGACCGTCGATTGTCCAAGAAATGTCATTCATGAAATCTCCTTAGTCCTTGTTAGTGCGGGCATAGCCCTCACGCTTCCCCAGTGCGTAACGGACTCATGCCTCACGTCTCTGTGGTCAACACGTCATGCCAGCGGGGCTCGCCGCAATTTAGATAGTTTCGCAGCGCCATCGCCCCCTGTGCCGGGGTTATTTTTTCAGTTCCGTAACTGGCGCGGGCGAACCACGACTTGCCCGTTCCACCAATGGCGAACAGGTCCGCCAAGTCCTCACTGAGACCCACGCGGCGGAAAAGATCATCGTTTTGTGTGAGATGCCGTGCCCAGCCCATAAAACAGCAGGCAGTCCCGCAATTCGTGTTTGACTTGGTAAGGACCATCTGAAACGCAACAGGCACGGACTTTGGTCTGGCAAAATAGTTTTTCGACAGCATCTTTCCGTGCGGAATCTCTTCTCGGTCCAGCATGTTCAATACCTTCACCAATGACTCGAACTCGGCATTGGTGAGGCCCAAGTCTGCCGGTCTTTGAAAATTCTGCGCAAGCATTTTTCCCTCCTGTGACGTATTAATTTCCAAAGAGCGGGCGATTGAGATGCCCATAACCGAACACATCGTTCCCGCAGCCGCAGTGCTTGCACCAACCGCCCGCTGCGGTGTGCTCTGTTTCGGGGTGGTCTTTCTCAGCCTGTTGCATCTGCGCCATCATCGCTTCGCCAATGAACGACTCTGTTTTCTCAGCCACGCTCTACTTCCGTTAGCATCTAAAGTGGCGAGGTCGAGTTGATCTCGGCATCAGTCACGACGACATCTCCTACGAGCGGCAGCCGATTGTTCCAGACACGCACTGCAGCATCGCGATCATAGTAACTGGTGTGTGGGTTGACGCACCCTTCAGTAATACATTCGATCATTAAGCCGCGGCGTCCTTCGCCAGAAGCAAAGGCAACGGGCGCACAACCACAGAATGGACAGGACAATATTTTATATTTTTTCGTCATTGTTGATCTCGCGTTAATCACGTCTTTTACGCCGCGCCGGTTTTTACAGCGTCAAAAACCATCTTCGGCTCGATGTCGATTGAGTGGCCAGGACGCCGGGCGACACCTTCGTACATCCCATCCAGGGGTTGAAGGTATGGTCGGTCCACTCGATTTTGCTGTTTTCGCCCATAGACTTACTAAAGCTCCATTAGCCGTTGTCCGCGCGGCGCACAGCGGTCGTCGTTTCTCGGTTCTGTTGTATCTGCCTAAGCCTTTGGAGGCCGAGCGCGCGTAGGCCATTCGCTACGCTTCTAAGACCCATTGTAGCGGCATAATCCGCAAAGCCGTCTGCGTCCTCCTTTTCCAGTCGGACCGTGGCTGACACTTTGGGCTGGCCTACTCTTTTGGGACGCCCAGGACCGCGCCTAACCTGAGATTTTTCTGTGCGCTTCATGTTATTTTCCTGTTGCATTAAATATAATATGGTGCATTATATTTTCATTGTCAAGGGCAACCCCAAAAGGAACTTTCGCCATGCTCCTCCGCCTCAAACGCCTTAATGAACGCCAATTCGCCAGCATCAGCACCGCTTCTTTCGATCCGTTTCTTGGGGATCGCTGGGAATGGATTGCGGAACAGGTTGCCGAGGAATTCGATTGTCGGCCGAGCGATGTTTCGGCCGTCGATACGGATGACGAGTTCGATCTGATCTGCGTGGCGGGTGAGCCTGCGGCGCGGATGGTACTGACGCAAGGACGCTGAACCCAAGGAGAACGAAAATGGATATCGACCGAAATCATCGCAATGCCATACTGGAAAGTGCCGCTTTGGTTGCCGAGCAGATTGATAACTGCCAGCAATACGAAGCTGGGGACTTTACAAGCGCCGGCTACGAACAGGCTAAACAGCAAATTGCTGCGGCTATTCGTGCACTGAAAACATAACCACGGAGCATCACCATGCAAGCCAAATCCGAATCTTTCGACCTGAACGACTTCGACCAAGCCTCGGAAGCTGTCGCTGAGCATAGCCGACGAATCATGCGGGCGCTCATGGCACTGCGGCAACTCGAGCTGCAGAAGTACCGCTGCGGCCCGATCAAGGAAGTGCGGTCATGAGCCTCACACCCTATGACGAAGGCTTCTTCGATGGCTATTTCGGGGTGCCGCAGAACAATCCCTATCGCAAGGGAACCGGAACCAATCCCGAAGTCGAGACGCTGGCCTCGCAATGGGCGACGGGCTTCATCGCCGGCAGAGCAAAGGCTTCATTTGAAGCTATCTCACTCGGGACTGCTTTAGATAGGCTCAACAATTTAGTGCGGGGCAGGCTATGAGTATCCTTATTTACACCTTCATGCAAGCCGTAGAGAATCCTGGCTGGGTCGTTGCCATCGCTGCGGTGGCATTTGCTGGCTCGGTTACTTTGGTCGCAGTGAGCGGAGGACGGTGATGTTTTATGCTGGGCAGAAGGTCATCTGTGTTGATGCAGAGTTCACGCAGCGGAGCGGCGCTACTGTCTTGCGGAAGGGCGCGATTTACACTGTCGCTGGCGTTGTCATCCACAATCATCAGCACGAAGATCGTCCTGAACTATCGGGAAAGGGCCTGGGCCTACACTTGATCGAAAGACCCCGGCGCAGCGGCATTCCTTTTTCTGCACTCCGCTTTCGTCCTGTCGTCGAACGTAAGACTGATATCTCCATTTTTACCGATTTGCTCAACAAGATTTCCGAGACCGTGTCGTGACCTACACCAAAGCCGATCTGCTCGCGAAGGTGATGGATTTGATCAGCGAAGATCGCAAATTCCTGA